CCATGCATTATTAGTCATGCTATGGATACTTCTAGAACAACCAAAGAAAACATTGGCCACATTAGGATCTCTTACAGTTTTAATACCATACTCTACAGAGACATTCTTAAACTTAACTCTTGGTACACTTACCTGGGGTAAGAAATAAATCTTATCACCTTGTTGTGGAACATAAGGTTCTTTTACAATATTCAACAAACTGTTGCTCTCTGCATTAAAATCACCAAGAAAACTTTCTATATCAAAGGTTATCTCTTTAGAGGTATTACTTTCAAAGTGAGTTTCTAGGTCATGACTTTGTATAACTAAAATATTTGTATTCATTCTTAATAGTTTAAAAAGGGGAGTGTTACCTCCCCTGATTGATTATTACTTAACTGCCATTTTAACAACATTGTTGTTCATCATCAACTTGCTGAACTTCAACTTGTTACCATTTACAATCTCCTTGATCATAAAATATCTCAAGTCATCAGTAAATGCCTTACAGTCTGTGGTTAATTTAACCAAGCGGTTGATCATTGGATCCGGAACTGATTTATTTTCTGCATGCACCAAAGAATAGTTAATAATCCTTGTGGAAATCACACTAGAGATATCAGCACGGAAGTCATCATCTTGACCTACTGCATTTGTGAGAGCATTCATTACATACTGCTCATCCTTAGTCATGATATCTTCAGGACTAATGATTCTATCCAACTTGTTATTAATAAACATAGTGAACATAGAGCTGAAATCTACTCCTACAGAACCTTCACCAATCATTTGAATAATAGGTAAGCTGTCTTCAAATTTAGGAATAGAGCTGATAGCATTAAAGAATGTAGTTACAGATCTTGGATTAACACGTTGTGTCACAAGTTCTGGATTCATCAACATAAAGTTGATACATCTACCATCAATACCTGCAGTCTCAGCCCACTTAGCCCAGACATTCACATCATACTTCAACTCAACAGATATAAAGCGAGTCTTTTGAGCTACATCCAAAGAGGTAACATTATAGTCACCATTGTCTGGATTAGTAGTCAAGATAACATGCCAGTTCTTAGGAAGCTTCCATGATACATACTCTTGACGGTCAAGAATCTCCATAGTTGCTTGCATAAATCTGTGGTCAGCACGGGTATAATCATCCAATACTAAGAAGCCACCTTCACCTTTACCTTGGATCCACTCTGGAGCAGCATGAGACATTCTCTTAGCAACAACTTTGAAACCTTTTTGTAAAGCCATTTGTACTTGTGCTTCACCAATCCATTTAGTTTTTCCTTCAGCATTTTGAATCTCAAATTCTTTCACAGGAAAACCAACCAAGTCACCTAATTCTTCCAACTGAGATAAATTAAGTTTTACAACTTGCATATTCATTTCTTTGCCTAACTGCATAATAGCAGAAGTCTTACCAAGACCGGCATCACCCTCAATGTTAATTGCTACAGGAACTTTTCCTTGAGCTTGAATATGCTGGTTATTGTTAACCATGTGTTTGATAAAATCTTTTAATTCTTCTACATTCAATTGTACTTGACTCATAACTTTTGTTTTTATAATTCTAATTTAATTACCTTGCCTGGCAGATCATTGTTCATACTTGATCTCTCTGATATAACCCAAAGGACATTACCTTTTGGTTTTACATTTGCATCACACTCTCCATCAGTAAAATATACTAGGCTTGTATACTTTTTACTGTTTTCATTATAATAATTGAGGACGGGATCAAATTCAGTACCACCTCTTCCATGTACTTTAAGGTCATTCTTACCTTTATAGGTTTCAATACTGCGGATACTGGTATCACACTGTACTATAGTAATATCAACACCTGCTTTATAGATATGATGAATCTCATTCATAAACTCCATTAGCTCATCATTACTTACAGAACCTGAAGTATCAATAGCTAATAACATGTGTTGTCTCATCTTTATCTTAAGACCTGGATTATCAGAGAATCTTCTATTCTCTTTTCTCCTAATCTTTTTAGTAAAGACCTTAGTACTAATTCCAGTAAATCTTCTGATATAACCTCTCCAGTCAAACTTAGGTGCTACTATTTCCTCAATGACAATGACCCCTTCAATTTCACCGGGAACTGTTCCTCTTTTCTTGATGGTTTGTTCTTTGGCATCTCCAAGGACTTTCTGTAACTGCTTATCAATAAGCTTCTGTTCTGCTTCGCTAAGGTTCTCAAACTCATCCCATGTACTGTGGTCAGGTAGGCCTTCACCATCTGCATCCCCATCCATTTGGTCACATAAGTCATCAAATGATGGTGACCCACTTGATCCGGTTTGATCTTTCTTATCTTTTGCTTCTTTAAGTTTATCATAATAGTACCTAGCACCTGCTTTTCTATCTAAATTAAGTTCAGCATAATCATCAATCATGATACCTCTTGCAGGAAGTTTCTTACTAATAGCAAGAAGATCTTCTTGTGATGCACCATTCTCTTTGGCTGCTTCTAATTCAGCTTTGACAGATTCTTTAAGTTGTTTGAATTGGTCTGGAGTTAGTTCTCCACCTGGAAGCCAGGAACTATCAATATACTGATTAATTTCCATATCCATGGCAATATTTGCCAACTTTCTGTCACTAAACTTAAACACAGTGGTAAGGTGTCCAAAAGCAATATGCAGTAGCTCATGCTTAAGTAAACCTAACCTGTGCATATCAGTCAAGCTTTCCCAGAAGTCATCATTTACCACTAACTGATAATTGATACCATTCTTACTAACACCTGCTGTAGGTATCTTTTTACTCCACAGTTTATTCAACATAATGAGAAAGAACCCGTAATAGGGCTCTTTCAACATTAGATCTTTGGCTGTTTTACTAAGACTTTGTTGTTTGTCCATCTTTTAGTTTTATATTGATTTCAAACTGATCAGCAGGATAACCCATCTGACCTAGGAAGCCAATCATACTATCTGTAAATAACTCCATAAAGAGTTCAATAGATTGATTACTTGAATTATTTGCAGTAATTGCAGATAAACATGCTCCAGTGCTCATAGCACCAAAGGATTCATTAGTTGTAAATAGTTTTATACTTTCTTTAATTGCTTCACCAGCAGTAGGACAATAAGCAACCCATTCACCAAGATTGTGTTTACCAAACTTGTATAGTGTTATTAATTCTCCTATGTATTTCTTTGTGTCCACTCCTTTAAGAGCTTCAAATGCTATTGTTGCATTCTCTGTATCACTAGAGCGCAACATGTTTAACAAGTTCTTTGTTTCTTCTTTGTCAAAAATCATTATCTTCTTTTTTTAATCATCCTTAAAAACTGGGGTAAAGTCTCAAACCAAAATAAATACATTGCTATTAACAAAACCACTAATCCAGTTATACCAATCATACAGTACAGTATTCCTTTTAGAATTTCCACTAGTCTTCAATTTTTATACCCAATACTTTTTTTACATAGTCTTTATATTCTTCTTTGCTGAGTACATAAAGTCCTTCATAAACTTTATTTGTTTCAAATAATTCTTTCACTTTATGTAAAACAGCTACAGTATCTAGATACAAACCATTCATAAAAGATGGTTCCATCTCTGCAGAAAATAGAGATGGATCAATACCTAAACTTATAACTTTAGCACCATCTTTGTTTTCTACACTAAAATACATTTCTAGTGATTTTTCACTTGAATTACCTTCATTAATAAAAACTATTTTAAGTTTTTGGCCTTCAAGTTTTACTTTTTCATTATTTTCCATTAGTCTTCTATTTTTAAAGTTTTAATAGCCCATTCTTTTAATTCACCGGATGCAATCATGTCCACCCATTCTTTTGCACTTGGAATATATCCATTGCAATCTTCCTTGACATGTTGTTCTGCAACATATCTTGTATACACTCTTTTGTCATCAGAATTTAGAAAGTAAGGTCCAAATATTCTTTCACATTCAAATATACCCTCACTATGATGACGGAACATTCTATGTTTAGAATGACCTACCCATGCTTTAGTATCATCAAACCATTTATGGATTTCTACATAGTCTTCTGGAATACCACCAAACTTTCTAGCTGAAGATACAGCATGTTGATATGGATGCGCCATTACAATGTCTTTTGGATTAAAGAACCTCCATGATAATAAGTTTCTATTTCAGTAATTCTGATGTCATTAATAATCTTGTATTTACCTGATGGTATAAGAATACATACTGAACCAGAACCACCTTCATTATTCCACCAGTCTTCAATGTTAGTGAGTAATTTTTCTTCAACAAAATGTTCTATATCAGATGCAAAACCAGAGTCTAGATCTCTAAGATGCATTACATCTTGTCCCCAAACATATATGTCATTTATATCACTAAAAGCATCTTCTTCATCTTCACTCATTTTTTCTGTAGTATAAACTACATTTTCAATTGCTCCGGAGTCTCCTCCACCTTCATATTGTACCTTAATTCCGGTCACACCACGGTCAGCCAACTGTATCAGAAGGCCTGTCATATTTATTTCATTCATAACTATTTTGTTTTGTAAAACCTGCCAAGGATATTGGCATTTAGATATTCTTCTTTTTCAAGCACTTCTCTTACAAATTGAAATTTAGTCTCATGATATGTTAACTCTGTCTTTGAGAAACATATTCTAACCATAAATCTCTTTATAGGGATTCCTGCTTTATGTGCATCTTGTAGCACTGTATTACTGCTGTAATAATTTTCATAGTTAGTTTTGCTAACAAAAGTGTATTTAGATGCCCTTTTGTCTGTCATTGCCGCAATAGCTTTCTTTCCCAGTTTCTTTTTAACTGTAGAATAAAAGTTTTTCTTGCCAACATAACGGACCGCTTTACCATCAATGATTGCTTCCATTTCATAAATGAAACCTACAGCACCATCTGGAATCTTGCTGTCATTAAATACTTCACCTTTGTATAACCAACTCATAATGCTTGTTTCAATAAAGGTAATAATTTATCTCTAACAGCTTCAATACCATAGTCTTTAACTGAGTCAGATAGATCCTTAGACATGTCAAGAATTACATAGTCATAACCATACTTGTCTTTATATCTCTGAGCAGCTTTTATACCAGGCTCATCATTATCAAACAGTATAATTATCTTAGAGTATTGCTTACTTAGTTTACCCATGACAGATTCACCTATCATTGTATTCTCGCTGTCTGGTGCAATACATTCTACATTACCTATACCAAGCTTGTTAAAACACATTAAGTCTTTTAGAGAGGATGTAATAACCAAATACTTGGCTTCATACTTCAATTGATCAATGCCCTGAACATAATTCTGAACCTTGATAAACTTTTTATCTAAGTTTTTAGGCATGTAGATCTTGTACAATTCACCATCTTGTCTAAAATAACCATAGAGATATGGCTTGGTAAACTTAAATGAAGTTATAGAACCATCTTCTTCTTTTTTTTCCATAGTAAAGTATGCCAGGGGCACTACATTATACTTGGCCAAAAGTGTAGAACTAATCCTAAAACTTGTCCAAAACTTAGAGTCTTGGGAATTCCAATGTCTCATTTCATAATCAACTACCTTGAACTTGTCATGAAACTTAAACTCAACTACAGCTGGTACATCATTATGTAAGAGATACTCTTGATAGTCATTAATAATCTTATTTGCTGCATGACCTCTTGAAGATAGGTTAAATAAAGCTTTGACTAACTCAAGCGCATCACCTTGAAAACCAGAAGAGAAATCTTTGAACTTATAAACACCTCCAGTGCAGTATATAAACATGCTTGGAACTTTGTCTTTTACATTAAATGCTGATAGCATCTTTATGTCTTGGCCAATGAGCTTTTCTTTTAAGTTCAGATAATATTCAAACACCCATTCTTTGGGTACATCCTGTAAATCAGATACTAAATTCTTTGTTGAAATCATAACCAATAAGATATAAAGGGGGAGGCTCCTGACTTACTTTAAAATCTACTCTGTTTTTAGAGTTAATAATAAACTAAACTCCCCCTTTAAAAGAGTGAGTATTAGTCTAAGCTAAAATCAGAAGATGTCTTAGATGAAACATCAAAGTCATTTTCATCACCAAATGATTTTACATCTTTGACTTCCATCTTTTTCACATGCTTAGTTTCATCAAAAGTAATTACAGCACCATCTTCTATAGCACCAAATGCATACTTTTTACCTTCTGCTTTTGGCAACCACATGTCATAGTTTGTATAGCCAGATTTGCTTTCATATTCTTTACCGGCAATACAGAACTCAAGATAAGTATTTCTAAAAGCTGCTGACTTATTAAATGCATGAACAAAGTCTTCAATGGTATCATGTTTGTCATTTTGTTCAACAAACCAAGAGTCAAGTTCTAAGGTGTGAGCAAGAGTTCTTAAGAAGATCAAGATGGATCTGTCTCTCTGAATCTTGATACCTGTCTTAGTTTCACCATCTGCAAATGCATATTGGCTTGCTTTTACTTTACCAATTTGACCTTCATATCTTCCTTTGCTTTCATCATCTTTGTCAATCAAAAAACCTTCAAAGCCTTCAATAGGTTCTGTTTCTACATGCAACATAAGGTGATATGCACCAGGGATAAACTTAAATTCCTCAAGTTCAATGCTGTTAATTTTCAATACATGGTTACCTGGAGTGATTGTTTTTGGTACTCCTGAACCACCGGTTCCTAAGTCTGTTGTGCTTAATGCCATTTTATTTGTTTTTTAATTATTATACATAAATTTTATCCCAGTGAAACTCAAGTTCACCTTTTTCATTCATCTCAGAAACTACTATTTCTTCATTTCTTAAATGCTCTGGACGAGCACCACAAGTTACTTCTTCACTTGTTTTAAAAGATAACATGGTCTTATTACCTT